ATTAGTACAAAGATAGCGAAATTTCTTGGAGCAGTAAGAAGCATGAAAAAGTTTAGCAAGGGGATTTTTCGCATGCAAGGTTTAAAAGACGTAGAGATGCAAGGGGAATGGTCGCCGTTCTTACGGTTTTGCATCGGCCTTGCCGTTGTTCTGCTGGCAGCCTCCCCTTTTGTTTGGGCGCTCTTTGACGGGCTAAGCAAGCTACTTTCAGTGCTGCACGGCCAATAAAGGTAGATGGAAAAATGAACGAACAGGATGCAGGCATTGTTGGGAAACGCTACTCGACGGCGGCGCTAATTTTTGCGACCTGCATTGGCCTTGCGGCGCTAATTCATGTTGTCCGCTGGTGGTAGCTTTATGAAAAAGCTATGGCGCTATAAGTCACTGCGCGCGTTGTTTTGGTGCTGGTACGGCGTGGCTTGGGTATGGGCGGTCGCCTATCTCTTAAAAGGCATAACTGCGATACAGGCTATACCTTGGGAGCGTCTTTTGCCATGAAAGACCGCGTAACCGCCTATGCAGAGGCCGTATTAGCGGGCGAATTACTGGCAGGCCAGCCGGTTAAAAACGCCTGCCAGCGGCATTTAAACGACCTTAAAGGCGGCAAAGAGCGCGGTTTAACCTTTGACCTCAAGGCTGCGCAGCGTGCAATGGACTTTTGCGAGCAGGTTTTGTGCCTTAATGGCGACGAATACGAAGGCAAGCCGTTTCTATTAAATCCTTGGCAAGCCTTTATCTTGGGCAGCCTGTTTGGCTGGAAGACTAAAGACGGCAACCGGCGCTTTAAAGTCGCCTATATCGAGACCGCCAAAGGCAGCGGCAAAAGCCCCCTAGCGGCGGCTATCGGACTTTACGGGATGCTGCTAGACGGCATGCCAAGGGCAGAAGTTTACGCGGCAGCGACCAAAAAAGACCAAGCCAAAATCCTTTTTAGGGACGCGGTCGCGATGGTTGAACAATCGCCTTACCTAAGTAAGCGGATTAAAAAGCACGGTCGCGGCTTAAATTGCCACCAACTATCGCATGAAGAAAGCGGCAGCCTGTTTAAAGCCATTAGCAGCGATGACGGCCAGTCCGGGCCGCGCCCGCACGTCGTATTGCTGGACGAAATCCACGAACACAAAACCGCGCACGTGATAGACATGATGCGAGCCGGTATCAAAAAAGACAAAAACGCGCTGATTGTCATGATTACTAACAGTGGACATGACCGCACAAGCGTTTGCTGGGATTATCACGAATACGGGCAAAAAATCGCCAGCGGCATTAAAGAAGATGACAGCTTCTTTGCGTATGTGTGCGCCTTAGACGAAGGCGACGACCCATTCAAAGATGAAAGCTGCTGGGCAAAAGCCAATCCCTCGCTGCCCTATGGCCTGCCAACGCTGGACTATTTACGCGGCCAAGTGCGCGAAGCACGCGGCATGCCGTCCAAACAAAGCGTGGTCAAGCGCCTTAACTTTTGCCAATGGGTAGACGCATTAAATCCGTGGATAAGCGGCGAGGTTTGGCTCGCCTGTGAACAAGCCTTTAATTTAGAAGATATTGATGAAGGCGAGGTTTGCTTTGGCGGACTGGACCTATCCAACACGCGCGATTTAACCGCCTTTGCGCTGTACTTTCCTAACTTAGGGGTAGCGGCGGTTGAATTTTGGCGACCGAAAGACACACTTTACGAATACGCCAAAAAAGACAATGTGCCTTATGACGTTTGGCTAGAACAAGGTTATATCCATGCCGAACCCGGCAGCATGATTGATTATGGCTATGTCGCGGCGCGGATTGGCCGATTAAATCAGCGTTTTAATATCAAACACATTGCATACGACCCTTACAGCATTAAATTACTAAACCGAGAAGCTGAAGCGCAAAACCTTAAACTGAATTTAGTACCGCACGGGCAAGGCTATTTTAAATCGGAAAAAAGCCAGCTTTGGATGTCGCGCTCGATTAACTTACTAGAACAAGCGCTGAAAGATGGGCAATTAAAAATCGCCAAAAACCCCTGCCTAAGATGGAACGCCTCTTGCGCGACCGTGACCAATGACAGCCAAGAAAACCGCAAATTCGACAAATTGAAAGCCAACGGGCGCATTGACGGCATTGTTGCTTTGGCAATGGCAATGGGCGTATCGGAATATGAAAGCGAGCCGACCATTGATTACAACGCTTACATTAAAGCCAATAACGGGATACGGTTTATATGAAGATTAAAAACCTATTTAATTTTTTAACGCAAACGCCAGAAGCCGATAAAATCCGGCGCAAAAGCGGCTTTAGCGAATTACTTAAAGGCGGCGGGGGCGTAGCGACCGATAGCGGCCAATCCGTCACCCCGCAAAGTGCCATGCGTCAAATCACGGTTTATAACTGCATCCGTGTACTCAGCGAAAGCGCCGGTATGCTGCCCTGCAAGTTATACCGCAAAGACGGCAACAAAACCGAACTAGCGGATGACCACCCATTAGCGAGGGCGTTAAGCATTGCGCCAAACGAATACATGACGGCGCAAGAATTATGGGAATTAGTCATTGTGCATTTATGCTTGCGCGGCAATTTTTATGCGCACAAAGTGCAATCGAAAATAAGCCGCCGGATGGAACTGCACCCGTTAGCGCCGGAAAACGTCACGCCCAAAATGGACGAACGGCGCAGACTGTTTTATGAAGTCGATAACGGCAAAGGCGAAAAGCAGACCTTAACGCAAAAAGAAATCTGGCATGTGCGCTTAGCGAGCATTGACGGCATTAACGGACTAAGTCCGATTAGCCAAGGGGCAGGCACGCTAGGTTTAAATCAAGCCATACTGCAATACAGCTCTAAATTCTTTGTTAATGGCGCACGCCCTACCGGCATTGTGACCATTTCCACGACGCATTTAGAGGATGACGCAATGGATAAGCTGCAAGACCAATTTAACGGTCGCTATGCAGGCAGCACCAATGCGGGCAAGGTTTTATTTTTCTTGCAAGGGATGGAATGGCAATCGCTGTCTTTAAGTGCGCATGACGCGCAGTTGATTGAAAGCCAAAAGCTCACTGAAGCGCAAATCTGCGGATTATTCCGCGTGCCCCCGCATTTAATCGCCAATATGGAAAAAATGACGCTTAATAACATTGAGCATATGGGCATGAGCTTTGTAAATTATGCGCTAGTGCCTTACTTAACCCGTATTGAAAAGCGCATATTGGTGGGTTTGTTAGACGAAAGCGAGCAATCCCATTACTACGCCAAATTCAATACAGCCGCTTTAATGCGCGGCGACCTTAAAAGCCGCTACGAAGCCTACGCGACCGGCATACAGTGGGGCATTGTCAACGCCAACGAATGCCGCGCCAATGAAGAACTCAATCCACGCGAAGGCGGCGACGATTATTTAACCCCGCTCAATATGAGCAATGGCAAAAAGCCAACAGGAGATAACGATGAACAGCCAGATGAGCTTCCCGCTTAACGTTAAAGCGCTGGATGATAGCGGGGAGTTTTCCGGCTACGCCAGCGTGTTTCACGAAAAAGACCGCAACGGCGATATTATCCCGCAAGGCGCGTTTCAAAAAAGCCTTGATAGTTGGCGGCAAAAAGGCGCAATGCCGCCGTTACTTTGGCAGCACAAACAAGATGAACCGATAGGTATATTTAAATCGATTGAAGAAGATGAACACGGGCTGCGCGTTAAGGGCGAATTACTGATTAAGGATGACCCCACCGCTAAGCGCATACATTCGCACTTAAAAGCGGGCAGCATTAGCGGCCTTTCGGTAGGCTTTATCCCGAAAGATTTAGAGCGCAAAAAGGACGGTTTTTATATTAAAGAGGTCGATTTAGTTGAAATATCCTTAGTGACTGTTCCCGCTAACAGCAATGCGCGTATAATTAGCGTGAAAGAGTATTTTCTGCGCGGCGAATTGCCCGCGCCGAAAGACATCGAAAAAGCCCTGCGCGACGTTGGGTTTTCCGGTAAACAAGCCAAAGCCTTAATGGCCGATGGTCTAAAAGCACTATTGCCGCGCGACGTGTGCAATAAAACCGACGAGGCTTTAAACGAAGTCTTAACCTGTCTTAAATCCTTAAAACAGCATATCGCGTAAGGGAAAATATCATGAGTGAAGAACTGAAAGAGCAAAATACGTTAAAGGAAATTAAAGAAGTCGCGCAAGAGTTGGGTGCACGCTTTGAAACCTTTAAAAAATCCAATGATGAGCAAATGACCACGCGCTTTTCCGGATTATCTGGCAAAGTGGACACGCTTAATGAAAAAATCAGCGAGCTAGAGACTGCTAAAAAAGGTCTTGAGCAAGAGATTATCGAACTCAAGCGCCCCGCATTTAATAAAAGCGAAGTCGATACTTATCAAAAAGCCTTTAATGAGTTTGTTAAAACCGGCAACACCAATGAAGAACTGATGACTAAAGGCTTTGATAGCAGCACCGGCAGCACCGGCGCGTTCGCTATTCCTGAACAATTCGATAAGCGTATTATGGAATTATTGCGCGATGAAAGCCCGATGCGCCGTGTTTGCGGTCATCTTTCCATTGGCACGCCCAACTATCGGCGCTTGGTCAACTTAGGCGGCACCGCGTCTGGCTGGGTAGGCGAAACCGACGCACGCCCTGAAACGACGGTTTCTAAGTTGGCACAAATTGAGCCAGTGATGGGCGAGATTTATGCCAATCCGGCGGCGGCGCAAAATGTGCTGGATGACGCTTTCTTTAATGTCGAGCAATGGCTACAAGAAGAAGCGCGGCGCGAATTTGCGGACAAAGAAGGCTGGGCGTTCTTAAAAGGCGATGGTTCGAAAAAGCCGAAAGGCTTATTGTCCTATGCCATTAACGAACAACCGGACGCGCAACGCCCCTTTGGCACGTTGCAAGCGGTTAAAAGCGGCGGCGACGGCACCGGCGGCGCAAGCGCTTATTTTATCAACGGCGACAGCTTGATTAACCTTATCCATCAACTCAAGCACGGCTACCGCAACAATGCCGTGTGGATGATGGCCGGTTTAACGGTCGCCTATATCCGCCGTCTTAAAGACGCGGACGGCAACTACCTATGGCGACCAGGCATTGAGGCAGGCCAGCCGTCTACCTTGTTTGGCCGTCCGATTGTCGAAAACGAAGACATGGACGGCATAGGCAAGGATAACAACGCCGTACTGTTCGGCGATTTTAAGCGCGCCTATACCGTGGTAGACCGCATGGGGACAACCTTGCTGCGCGACCCGTATACGCATAAGCCTTATGTCCATTTTTATATGACCAAGCGCGTCGGCGGCATGCTGCTCGATAGCCAAGCGGTGAAGGTGCTCAAATTGAGCAAATAACCGGCAAAACAAAACCCCGCTAGCGGCTAACTGGCGGGGTTTTAAGGAATATCCCTTGGACAGCGACGAACAAGGAAGACGAGATGAATGATAAACCGATTTTGCTAAAAGTCAAAGATTGGGTGGATTTAAAGATGAGTAGCGATAACTATTCCTTGCCTGCACGGGTTTATTTTAATAGCCATTCAGGTATATGTTTTTATGGGCATGGCATTGTTTATGATGTTTTCCGCGTCACGGTTAATTTGAATACTTGGCTTATTTTTGAGCGCGACAAAACCGATAAATCGCGTTTTGTCGCTACTGGATTTACACAAGAATTTTCGGAAACCGTCCCTATTCTGAATGACACGGTTTACAGCCTTATTGAACAACCGGCTAGCGGGGCATCCAGAATATGGGACAACTAACTTTTTAAGTTGGGTTTTGTTTCAGGATTTCAAACCCATCGGGCGTGATTTTCGCTTCCAATATTTCATATTGGCCGTTCAGATAGGTTATTTCTTTAGTCGTTACCCATTTTCTCAATTTCAAGCGCTGCAAAATATCTTGCAAATCTTGCCCTTCTTCACGAGGAAGCACCGCATTTTGAGCCGCTTGCGGATAAGCCTTAGCAATCGCTTCAAGCACCTTAAGCGTGTAGTAATGTTTCGCTGTCTTTTCCATTTTCGCCCTCCTTGCGGGCAGCTTTTAGCATGAGAACCTCAAAGCATACCGCAAGGCGGGGCGCTCAAATCCGCCCCTGCTCCACAGCCTCGCGCAGCAGCGCGTTGACGCGCGTTTGCCAGCCTTTGCCGGTTGAGCGCAGATGCTCCAGTATCGGCGGCTCAAGGCGCAGCGTCACTTTAGGGCGCGTGACTTCAAGCGGTGGTCTACCGATTTTAGGCGCCCCAATGCGTGCAAACGGCTTAATACGCGCCCATTCT